CCAAAAAAATACGCTGATGAGCGCAACATGAAGTTTGAAATATGGACCGAAGACACTCTTAAGGCACTTGGCATCAAAGTACTGGCATAACCATTATAAATAGATCTATGGCAGAATCAATATTTACAGATTTAGAAGCAAAGGCATACCGTCAGGGTATTCAACCTAGAACAAAGGAATCGTTGAAATGGTTTCGTGGTCAACTTGCGAACATGAAACAGATCAACAGATGGAAGTTGTTAAAGGATGAAAGATTGGAGAAAGTGTCTCGTCCGAGGGTAGGAGAGATGTTTATGTTTTGGTATGATGCTAAAACAAAAGACAAACTACCTTACTATGATCAGTTCCCTCTTATCCTAATGGTTGATAGGGCACCAAAAGGTTTCTATGGATTAAATTTACATTACCTTCCATTGACACTTAGAGCGAGATTGTTTGATGAGTTGAGAGCTACTGTTAATCATCATCAGTATACAGAGAACACAAGAATGGCTCTTACATACGATTTGTTAAAAAGCACATCAAAGCTAAAGTATTTTAAACCTTGCTTCAAAAGATATCTAACAAGTCAAGTTGAGTCTGGCATAGTAAAAGTACAACCAACAGAGTGGGAAGTTGCATTGTTTATGCCTACACAGAAGTTCAAGGGAGCTACTGCTACTAATGTTTGGAATGATTCGAGGAGATCAGTATAATGCCAGGGATAGATGATTTTAAAAGTACGATAGGAAAAAGAACAGGTCTAGCAAAACCAAATAGATTTGCTGTGTTCTTTTCATTACCTATTATTAATATTAATCCAATGTCTATTTTGACTAATATTATTTCTGGTAATAGAAATCCTATGCAATTGATTAATGATCCAAGGGATGCAACATTCCTTTGTGAGTCATGTACAATGCCTGGTAAACAAATTAATACAACAGATTATATAACTAACCTTCGTGCTGTTAAGAAGCCTTATGGTTATATTAATGAAGATGTAACATTCACATATATTTTGACTGGTGATTATTTTATGAAAAATATATTTACACAGTGGCAAGAACAAATTTATAATACAAATCAAACATTAAACTATAAGAAAGATTATACATCTACTGTGAACATTCAACAACTAAACGATAAGAATGTTCCAATTTATACAGTTCAATTAAGAAATGCATATCCTACAACGGTTAATGCAATTGAGCTAAATAGTGGAGCAGAGAATACTGCTGCAAGAATTACTGTAACGATGGCTTACGATGATTGGGAAGAAGCTAACTTTACAGGAGCTATGTTGGGTGTTGGAGAAAGACTACTCGGCAAAATATTTTAATATTATAAGGAGTGAATTGAAATGGCATTACCAAAGGTAACCGCGCCTCGTCATGTATTAACTGTTCCTTCAACTGGTGAAGAAATTAGTTATAGACCTTATCTTGTAAAAGAAGAAAAGGTTCTGATGATGGCAATGGAATCGAATAATCAACAACAGATTGTTCGTGCAATTGTTGATACAATTAAATCATGTACTGAAGATAGAGTAGATGCAAATAACATTACTACTTTTGATCTTGAGTATATTTTCTTACAGTTGAGAACCAAGAGTGTTGGTGAAGCTACAACTGTTAGAATGAAATGTAGTGAGTGTGAGGAAATGAACGATGTTAAAGTCGACCTTGCCTCAATTGAAGCCCCAGTGGTTAATAAAGAAAAGAGAATTGTAAAAATTAGTGACGATATTTCAATTCAATTAAAGTATCCGATGGTTAGGGATGCTATGAATGGAAGTACAGGTGAGTCAGTAACAGAAAGTGTATTTGATGCTATTATGTTCTCACTTGATAAGATCTTTTATAATGAAGAGATCCTTGAAGCAAAGGATCATAGTAAACAAGAATTAATGGAGTTTATTGAATCAATGAATTCCGAACAGTTTGAGAAGCTAGGGCAAGAGGTAGGTAAGCTACCAGCACTATCGAAGACTGTTGAATATGATTGTGTAAAATGTTCGCATCATAATGAGAAGGAGCTGAAGGGACTGAGTAATTTTTTCTCCTAGCCCTCTCTCATGATAGCCTGGTAGGACACTACCAAGCAAACTTTAATTTGATGCAGCACCACAATTATAGTTTGACTGAATTAGATAATATGATTCCATGGGAGAGGGAAATTTACCTCACAATGCTCATCGAACATATTAAAGAAGAAACAGAAAAGATGAAGTTAAAGAATCAAAATAAAGGAATGTAAATGGCAGAGGCAACACTAGACGACGTAATTGGTAGACTAAAAGACGAAGGTCAGCTGACCAGGAATACTGGTACCAATTCTCTCAAGTCATTAAAAGAAGTTAACATAGAAGTTGGCAAGGGTATTCAATCCAAGTTTGCTGAGTTCATTGAGTTCATGTCTGTTGATAAACTCAAAAAGCAAGAAGATGCTAATGAGGAAAAAGCTTTGTTTGAACAAATCAAAGAGGCTATCGAAGATGGTAATAAACTAAAAGAAAAAGAAAAAGAAGAAGTAGATTCAAGTGGTGTAGTTAAGTTTGGTGCTCTAGCAACAATTGCTGCAGTGTCGTTGGGAACACTTGCTGGTGTTATTGGTGGTACAGCTGCAGCTATGCTACAATTAACAAAACATCTTGCTGGTGTTGGAAAAGCTATAACTAAATTCATCACTCCTGCTAAATGGACTGAGAAGTTTAATAATCTGTTTAAAAATCTAAAACTTAAACTACCAACTCTCGAAGGTATCAAGACAGCGTTTAGTGACGGTTTGAAAGCTTTCAAAGCTAGAGTTACTGGTATGTTTAATAGTGTACTTAAATTCTGGGCAGACTTTAAGAAGGGTGCAGGTATTAAGGGTCTCATGCCTGAAAAACTTAAAGTGTTTATTGGAGATATAACAAAAGGATTCAAACCAATAATTGATTCTTTTAGAGGGGCTTCAAAAGCGATCAATGGAGCAATGAAAACTTCTGGTATTATTGCAAAAACACTTGGTGGAATAGGTGGGTTATTCAAAGCCTTCGGTCTTAAGGTTGGTAGGATTGCTACATTTGTAGGTAAACTATTTGCTCCAATTGCTTGGGTTATAGGTATCTTTGCATCAATTGATGCAATGATGGATGCAGCTAAAAAAGATAAAAGTTTCATAAAGATATTCGAAGCGGGTTTAGATGCCTTAGTAGAAAACATCGTTGTAATGCCACTTGATCTATTAAAAGATGTTGTATCATGGGCATTAGAAAAGATGGGTTTCGAAGAAGCTTCTAAATGGCTTGATAAGTGGTCATTTATGGATGTATGGAACGGTCTAACAGATTGGTTCTTTAATACAATGGATGCAGTTTGGAAATATGTTACTGAGGAATTCAGTGGTAAATCGATGGGTGAAGCATTTGACAAAGTAATGAATGATCTTGGAGACTTCTTTAAACCAATCAAAGACTTCTTTAGTGATATGTATGATAAGATAATGGAGTTCTTTAACTGGGAAACTATCTTTGGTAAGTTATCTCCAGGCTTACAGAGAGCATTTGACTTTGTTGGCATGGCACCAGAAGGATATGAACCATTAGAAGTTAAGAATATGGATCAAGTTCAAGTAAATCCTCAACTGGAAGAATTAAGGCAAGCAAGAATTGCTGCTGATGAGTTTGCTGGTATAGACGATCAAGCACCAATCATTATTAATAACAATAATGTTAGTAATAGCAATACTACTGGTGGACCACCTAATAAGAATTTTGTTATTCCGATGGAGTCCAATCCAAATCCAAGAGGACCAAATTGGGATTCATTATCCACACAGAATTA